AAGTAATCCAGCCTTGCCCTGTGCATCTGGATCGTCTAGAAGAATTCCAGCAAGTGGGCTCGTGGCTCCGGCAAGACCGATCTCTTCATCGGCCTCAAGTGTCATAAAATGATATTGATAAGAACTGAGATTATCCGAAGCCACTTTGTTTACAGTTTGTAGGGCTTGCATGTTATCGCCCATTATTCATCACTCTCCGTTGGCATTTCCTCGGCGAGTTGCTCGAAAGCATCTTCACGGGAAATATTCTTGTCTTCTGCCAGCTTATTGACTTTCTTAATGAATTCATCCATCTTGTCGCTAGTCTGATCCGAAGACGAACCTTGCTCGGTTAAACTCACAACAGGGGTTCGGCCTTTAAGCATCTTGCACACCTCTTCAGGGGCTTTGTCATAAAGCGCCTCGAAGTCTTTGCGCTCAGCAGGAGTCAACTTGCCTGCATGTAGAACGTCTTCGAAGAAAGCGTTCTTCTTTGTCTCGGCAAGCTCGGCTTTTGTCTTCGCAAACTCGGTTTCAATCATTTGAACACGCTCAGAAAGCTTGGTTTTCTCTTCCTCTAGCTTTGTGTTCGTCTCGGCCAACTGCTCAGTTTCCTCGTCGGGCTCAACTACGGGTTCAGCCTCGGCCTGTTCCTTCAGTTCCGCGATCTCGGTGTCCTTGGCAGCAAGCTCGCTGGTAAGGGCTTCAAGGACTTGGTCCTCTGTTGCCTCTTCCTCTAGCTTGGCACCTCGTCCAACAAGAAACTCTCGAATCTTGTCCATACTCACCTCGTTTGTGATTTGTGGTTCTGTAGTCTTTCCAAGAAGCTCTCCTACAAAGCTGTGTAGCTTTTGAAGTAAACTATTAGGGGCTTCTTCGCTCAGTGTAATGCTCTTTTTTCCATCCCTCCAACGCAGGCTGTCGTAGTAATCGCCCTCGCGAAGGATCTCAATCCAGCCGTCTTCCGCTTGGTCAATTGGCTCCATCCATTTTACAAATGGTCGATTGGTCACCGTGGCCGCAAGAAGCACGTCCTCGAACTTCTGTTGTGTTTCTGGATCTTCGTACTCATCGAATTCCGCCGAGATGTATCGATAACGCTTATCCCTGCCAACAATCTCGCGTCCATAATCAGTCCACTCAACAAAGCCATACAGGGATTGCCTATCAGGATCTTTGCTGGATGAACGCAGTTCAACTCGTTTGATCCAACCCGCTGCACCATCTTGAGGCGCATGAGACACGTCAATTGCAATGTCAATACCACGAACCTTGTTATTGAAATTCTGGACAATCTGGCTCAGACGAGTGGGTTCCGCCAACGTCTCCGACATTCCACCTCCTTTTCGACGAGAAAGAGCAATGCGTATTGCCTTTGCAGCACACTTGCCCTCATCGCCACCGTCTTCAACACATTTCTTCCGAATCGCCTCTGCTATACGGATGAGGCGATTGCGTTCCTTTTCAGGGATGTTCTTAAAAGATTTTGGGTAATCTGTTTTATTCCAGGGCATTTGACTTTCCTCTGGTTTTCGGGTAATCTTTGGATGTCCGAATGGGTACGGCCTCTATTTACAGCTTATCAACAGGGCAAATGCCGAGACAACTATAAATCCGCAGTTGCCACACCAGGCTTGAGTTCAATAACGGTCACGCAGCGACAGACCGCCTTGCCGTAAACCATGCCATAGCAATTGGGGTTTGGCGTTTGGAACGGTTGCTCTGAATAGCGAACACCATCCATTGGTATACACACCTCACAGCAATTCATATCGAGCAAAGCAGAATACCAGCGCTCTTCAATCAGATGCTCATAATGCTGTGTCGTTTCGTTGCGGCCTGCCCCATAGGCAGCATTAACAAAAGTTGCCTCCGTTTGGGCTGGAGCATCGGAAATCAACCACACCTTGTCTCTAATGCCCTGCCAGGGAAGAAATGATGCGGATGCCAAGCCACCTATTGCAGCCCCCAATAAAACGCCTCTGGCTTTATCTGAGAGCCTCTGAGCAGCTGCATCTGCCTGTGCTGCAATGAGGGCCAGTGCCTCTTCTTCGTCCATCCATTCATCGTCTTCCTCAGCAAAGGTAGCAGGCCGACTCTCTCCTATCTGTCGAAGAATCTCTCCCTTGACACTGAGCTGTCCTTGGCGGTACATCCTCTTGAAGATGGTCTCAAAACGGCTTGCGAGCTCTCCCTGTAGAGGCATTTCAAGCCTAGTTAGCTTCGAAATGTTCGCCCGACTGATCGAGCCATCGAATTCCTGCCCTAAGAGGTCCAGCTGTCGTCGAAAGATGTCCCTCCATGCCCCTACAACATCTTCCTCTGCAGTGTCAAGTGCTGATTCAATCTCTGCAAATGCTACAAATCGCTCGTGACGAAAGGGTTGGCGGTGTTCGACCTCAACGAACTGTTCGGATGTCTTATCCGCCACTTTGGCGGGATTATTGGCGGGATTGCGCTCCCGGGTAACTGGATTCTTGACGGGGCGCGGGTTGGATTTCTCCAACGGCGCACCCATCAGCCCGCGCAGGTAATTCTCAAGGCTGTCATCAGGTTCTAGTGCCCCTGATTGAACGAGTTGTGCCGTCACTGCAAGAATCTGGGCAGCATCCGTTTTCTTTGTCCTTCCGCAACGAAGCTTTGGATAGCCACGCACATTCTCGAAGTTGTAATCAACTAGAGTCTTAATCCCCTCATACTCGCCACGGTGCCCCACCGACACCGTGCGGGCAATCCACTTAGAGATCGCCTCAAGGTTCATCAGGAACAGGTCGCTCATGTCGCCGGATAACGCCCTGGTCCCCGCATCAGTCTCACCAAGGTTCACGAATTGCGCCAGCATCGATCGAGCAATCAGCACGTCATGATGGTGGATATGTTCCATTACCTTTTCAGGCCCCGCACCACTGATGTCGGGCGTCAAGAGCTTGATGTAATTATCAATCGACTGGTCGCTGGCAATCTCTCCCAAGTACAGATAGGATGCCTCGTTGGTGCGGAGGTCTGAGAGCAACTTCTTGAACTCATCCACTGTCTCTGAATTGACTCCTTCTGGAAGTGCTCCGACTGGGATGCACCCTGCCCAACGCTCGAAGAAGATAGCCACGAGCTTGTAGAATGTGTCTTTGTACAGCCAATGTTTGTACGCAGGTCGGAGATAGGACGAGCCTTCGAAGTTCTCGCCACGCTGGCGGTTGGTAAAGCGCAGCAGGTTCGCCCCATCAATCGACAGTGTCTTGTATTGGTCTGTCCGAACATCGTAGCCATACTGTTCGACCTCGTCAACATGCCCGTCTTTGGGGACCCATTTCTGGATAGTCCACGGCATTCGAGGGGCAAAGCGGTCCCAGACGATTTGCCCATCCTCGATACGATGGATTGGCTCGAATAGCTTGAATCCGTACCAGATGGCATCCAGCGCTTCGTCGAGTATCTGGGGCCACAGAGGCTCCCAGCATTTCTCAACGAACAGAGCAATATCACGATCTTCCTTGCTTGGATCTTTCTTGTCGGAGGCCTTATAGGGGATGATCGAATAGTCAGACTGCATCAGCGCAAGGTCGATCGCATTACGAACAGATCCTACCTGACCATCGCCAAGCAGCATCTTCTGCATAGTCTCGATGGTCCAGTCGCTCAGATAGTCGCCGTTGCGGATCTCGGGCGGCAGATACGGGTGGGCAATCTGGCCGCCTGAGATCTCAATTCCGCTTAGACCGTGCTCTCTTGTGGATGCTTTCGGCATTAGAATTCCTTTGGTAGGTTTACCAACTTTTGTCTACCGTGCTCGCAAACAAGATTATCGACTCCGCCCGATTTCTGTCGCCAGTGCGCCATGATCAGTGCGTCGCCACAGTCAGGGGACCGTGGGGGATCGACAATTCTCACACGGCCTTGGTTGTCTTCTTCGTAGATATAGCCAGCAAGGTCAGCCTTCAATTCATCTCGATGCTTATTGGGTAAGATTGCGAAATCACTTTGAGCTTCCATATCGAGCATACGTTCACGAAGCCCCCAGGCGGCCTCTGTTTTGAGATTAGACCAGCGATCACTTTTCCTTGCTTTTCGCTGAGAGACAAATCCCCTTATCTGACATTGGGGCTTCTCTGTTCTTAGATAGTCGTATGGCCCACCGCCCAGACCGTTTTCATCAATTACGCTCTTGCCGCCCCAATCCCTCCATGCAGTCATAAACCAGAGACTGGCAAGATGCGTATTTGGAGTGCTTCGGCGACGGATTCCATGGACTACATCACCCCACAGCGAGAGAATGACCGACTTGTCCTTTCCCTCACGAGCAATGTCGAATCCTAGTACCTTGTCCCGCTCATCCTCTATGATGCTGGGGATGTCTCCACGACGACGGGCATTGACAATCTCATCGCCACGATGACAGGCTGCTTCGATAATCTCCAATGGAAAGACCGCGTTTTCAGCACTTTGTGGAAACTCTCCCAAGACGCGGGCCTGATAATAGGCTGAAGACTCTCCCCACTTGACAAGCTCGTCTTCTACCCCACGCCGACCAATCATGCCCGGGAAGATCTCTTTGCCCTCAACGTAGTTCGGTGTTTCTAGTGCTGAGATCTTAATGGTGTTACGCAGACCACGTTCTTTCAGTTCGGGGTTCTTGAGATCCGTACAGCGATCATAGAAGGGGCCTGAGATTCTAATCGGATTCCCGATAACCAAGAGACGATTATTCTCAGCAGTAATGCATGACTCAAGACTTTCTAAGATAACATCTACAAGCCCAGACCCTTCCTCGACAATGATCAGCAGGTTCTCAGCATGCGTCCCCTGAATGTTCTCAACATTTTCCTTCTTGGCCCCAAAAATGCCCGCCCAACTCGCTGGATACTGGCTCTTCCAAGGGTAGAAGTCGTGACTCTGTAACGTTCCACCAAGAGGGAAGTTTGCGTTAGCATAGATTGTCTTCAGCCTAGCCCAAATACCCTTCTCAAGTTTTTCGCGCTTCTGGCCGAATACCGCTACGACAGTACCACCGAGGGTGGGGCGATGAGAATACATCCAGGCCAGGGCTATAACCGCCGCAAGATAACTCTTTCCTACATTATTGCCCGACTGCACCCATGTCTGGCGATACTTCCAAACAGATTCCAGGATCTCGCGCTGGCGAGACCAAAGCCCTACTCCAAGAATCTTCTCAACAAAGAC